CAAACGTCACCCCAGCATATTGGGCTGCAAACGGACATCAGCGTCAAATAAACAGTGATATTTTTAAATTTATCACATCTGTCTGGGGAATACTTGTCCACGCGGTGGGAAAAAAAGCCCCGTCGGGTGCGTTAGCCACCCCAGACACTACGGCTTTCAACGGTGCAATGCGGGGTTGCGCGGCACGTAAGACCGTTGAAAGCCATATTTACCTACCTAAGTGTGGACATAATGTGGACATTTTACGCATCAGCACCACCTCTCAGCGGGTTAAGTGAGATTGCATCCTGGAGGTATTCGGGCGCAAAGTGAGCGTAGGCCATAGTTTGCTCAATTCGCGCATGTCCTAGGATCCTCTGTAATGTAATGATGCTTCCCCCATTAATCATAAAGTGCGTCGCGAAACTGTGGCGTAGTGCATGCGTCGCCTGGCCGGTCGGAAGATCAGGTTTTACTTCCCTGAGTATCTGCCTGAAGTCAGAATAAGACGCCTTACCAAATAACAACCCTCGTTTACCATCCGCTATGAGTTTTGCCACTTCCGCTGAAACTGGAACAGTCCGCTGCTTGTTACTCTTGGTTTTAACGAACGTCACACGGTTCTGTATGATGTGTTCCGCCTTGAGTCGAGCCGCTTCGCCCCAGCGAGCACCAGTACTTAAACATAGAACAGCTATCTTCTTGTTGTCGCCATCCAGTTTAAAGAGCAAGTGCTTGATTTCGTCCTCTGTCAGATAGCCAGTTTCTGGGACATCTTCTTTCAACTTCTTCCGCCCTCTGATCGGATGTTCACCCGAAAACAACTCGGCCTCGATAAGCGCTGTGAACATGCCACTGATGCTGTTGAGATCACGGTTAATGGTGGAAGCTTTAATGCCCTGGCTTCTTCTTGCCGCGTAATACTGACTAATCAGCGCTTTTGTAATCTGAAAAGCACAAGGATCGTCGGTAATCCTGCAAAAAATATCTAACTTGTTGCGGTTTATCCGACCGTGCTCCTCATGCTTGCCTTTCAAATTCCACCAAAGCTGTATCAGTTCAGACAGATGCCGCTTATCCGTCGGTTTTGATAACCATTCTTTGGTGTGGTGGTTGAACTGGGTATGCTTCTCGAAAGCTACCGCTTCACTTTTCTTATCAAACTTCCTGCGGATACGCTTTCCATTGCGACCAGCAGGCCTGATGTCCACTTCATATCGACCATCATCGAGTTTCTTAATAGTCATAAGAAAACCCTCCGATGGGTGCGTTTGCCTTTCGGCCTCAACGCGTTGCAATTATGTGATGAATACTTTTCGACCAATAATAGACATTTGAAATGTATGTAGGACTGGTTAATTGTTAACCAGTCTTTTGGTCGGAGTGCTGCGAGGTTGTTAAGTCTTGCCCAAAGTGTGCGAGGGCCGGTGCGATTTGACCGGCTTCAGGCGAAACCTGATCGGTCATAAACCACAGTGTGTATTTCACGAATCTAGGGTGTTGGAAGATTTTCATGATTGGTTCAAGGCTCGCACTTTTTGTACCAGCCTCATAGCCAGAAAGTGTGCTGTAAATTACTCCTGTTAACTCGCTGAATTGCCTACGATTAAGCCGTTCTGACTCCCTGATAAGCTTCAACTTCTCTGAAATAGGGATTGACATAAAAACCTCTTTGGGAAAATATTACGCGTATGGATAATAAATTTTCATTTGAGTAAGTCTCTTAACGGGCAATTAAAACCCATTAAGAGCAATTAATTACCCTAAAGGAGAATGTAACAGATGAGCAAACAGCTTGTAAGTAGCACGGATGCTGTGCCTTATCAGGAGTTCGCCAGACTCATCGGGAAAACCCCTGCAGCGGTGAAGGGCATGATCGAAAAAGGGAAGCTTCCTGTAATCGAGATGACCGATCCCCAGTCAACTTCTGGCCGTGCGGGCGAGTACTGGGTTTACCTTCCAGCCTGGAACAACGGCATGAAGCTGGCCTACGAAAGTCGTCCGAAAGAGATCAGGGAAGGGTGGTTGATGTGGCTTGGTCTCGGTGAGCCAGGTCGATAGCCGGTTTCAGGAGAGGAAACATGAAGAACGGTAACCGCGGATCAGTATCACAGCTCAATAGCAAAACCAGCCTCTACTGTGGCTTTACTATTCTGAAACTCCCACGCAAAAAACCGTACAACCGCCAGCGCTATCAAATTACGCACACAGGCCATTATTACGGCATCGACTTTGCTTTATCAGAAGCATGCCGAACGATTGACAGAATCATGAGTAAAAAGCGGTTTATTGCTTTTTAATCTCTGGGAGCGAAAATGAAACTCGAATATGCAGACAAAATTAACTCGCTTTTACAATGCTTCCATTTCAATAAAGAGTTTCTGGAATGGAATCATGATTACTCTCTCCAGCTTTTACGCCATGGCGTATCCCACCTTTATCATTTCGCAATGCTTCAAGGCGAGAATGATGAATGCACTCTTGAAGAACTCCGCAACATCATTATTTCCGTCACCGATGGGGATATCCCTAAACCATACGACCTGCTATCTCTGGACGCTGAGCAACTGAAGAAGGCTATGAAGTTTGTTCAGCCGCAGGAGGTAACCGTAGAGGTTACACAGGAGACCCTGGAACACCTGAAACTGGGAGCTAGAGCCTCCTGGCGGCTGGAGCCCCCTCGCTTTAACTGATCATCGGAGTACGCCATGTTCACCGAAGAAAAAACATCCTGGGAACAGGAAATGCTGATTCGAGAAGCAGTGGAAAGTGCCGAGCAGGGGTTCACTGTACATCTAAAAAATGGTGCTCGTATCACCATTAGCTCAAAAAGCCCGTCTAAAGATTTAATCATTTACGGGCTCGAAAAAGCAATACGCGGTAATCACGATCGCGCGCGAATGACCTTTATTGATTTCATGTATTACTGGCATGAAAGGATATTTAAGCAGATTAAAAGAAAACAGCGTCCAAAAAATTAATTAACCCGCTTTAAAAATGACGGCATTCACTTTGTCGGGGATTCGTTTTGCCTTTTTCAGGAGGTTGCATGTCGGTTACGTCAATAAAGCCGGAAGGCGGAATAAGCGATCCAGAGTTTATGGGAATCAGCACCAATGCGCGCAAAGGCGAGCGCGCCCACTTACTCGGATTGCTGCGCATTCGTATGGGCCTACTGAAAGAGCAAGGCCTTACCCCCGAAGAGATTTATTCAGCACTTGAGCAGTGGATAGCCAACCACGAAACAATCACCAGCGAGGGCAGTAGACCATGAATCACATAATGATCGATTTGATTAACGTTAGTAAGAAACCGTCATCACCTCTGTGTGCCATTGAAGCTGTGTTTTTTGAACCCTCTACAGGGCAGATTGGAAAGGTTTTTTATTCTTCGATAGACATTCGTAAATCTGAAAGCTTGAAGGGCTGTATCAGCATTAGTACGGCATTCGATTGGATGAAAAAAGACTCTCACTGGCGCGCCGAAGTGATGAGCGCAACCGAAGCTGAAGAAGATGTACTTTGCAGCCTTGCTGCTTTCATCGCCGATAATACCTGTCCCCGGAACGCGGCGTTATTCGTATGGTTCAAAGATGCCCCGGAAAAACTGGTTTCACTTCGTTATGCCGTGGATCGCTTAGAGGTGTCAGGCATTTTCCCTGAAGGCACAAAATACCGCTGCATACGCTCACTTCTCGACCTTGCTGCTGCCACAGACTATGCGCCTCATGCGAGAAGCACCCTGGCACGTTACACGCTCACTGACGCGCGATATCAAGCGGAGCAAGTCTGCGAAATCTGGCAGCGCTTGACCTCTCCACACATTGGATCGCTATGAGGGCCGCCATGCATTCGCATCTGTCTGTTGTTTGTAACGCGCCGTTGCCGGTTTGTAAGAGGGCGCTTGCCGCCCTGAATTGCTTTGCTCGTGGACAGCGTAATTACACCCGCGTCAAGCCACACGCCTATCTCGTGATCCGCATTGGCCTCCGTTGGCGTTTGCTCAGCAAAAACGGTGGAAAGCAGTGGCGACTAATGACCCATGAAACCTATAACCAGGAATGCCGCAAATGATTAAGTCACCTCTTAAGTGGGCTGGCGGTAAAACCCGCGTGTTGCCGGAGCTGCTGAAGCACTTACCTAAAGCCGATTGCTTGATTGAGCCCTTTGTAGGCAGTGGCACAGTCTTTATGAATACGGAATACCGCCGCTATGTGCTTTGTGACAGCAATCGCGCATTGATCAATTTCTTCCTCGCGCTCAGGGAAGACCCAGAAAGATTGATACTGATCGCCAGGAACGTATTCAGAAATGGCAATAACGAAGATAGCTATTACGAAGAGCGCAAGTTGTTCAACCACCTGTCGTGGGATGACGAGTGTGCAGATGATTACGTTGTACGGTGGGCGGCCTCATTTTTATACCTGAACCGCCACTGCTTTAACGGGCTTTATCGCACCAACAGGGATGGAGGTTTCAATGTCCCCTTTGGCAGCTATAAGGAGCCTTATTTCCCTGAAGCCGAAATGCGCTTGTTTGCTGAAAAGGCGCGGGATACTCACGCGCTCTTTCTTTGTAATGATTTTCGTACTTCCATTCCGTACGTCGCCAGGAATCGCTTGGACTCCGTGATTTACTGCGATCCGCCGTACATCCCGACCAGCAAAACAGCCAATTTTACCGCTTACGGCAAGCCATTTACCCTGGACGATCACCGCGCTTTGGTTACGGCGCTACTGGACGTTAATTGCCAGCATGGCACGCGCTCGGTCATCTCGAATAGTGACACACCAGAAACACGCCAGATCTACTCCGCTTTCAATCTCCACGCCTTCAGAGTTCGACGTTCCGTTAGCGCCAAAACCCGCGATATGGCTGGTGAAGTGATTGGCGTTCTTCGCGTGTGTGGTGGTTGCGGTCGTTCTGGTGGTGGAGGTTGCCCGGACTGTGGGGCGGTGATGGGCGATGCGGCATATGCCGAAATGTTTGGCGCGCCGGCTTGTTGTGGCGTTGACCTGGCAAAATAAGATAACGACGGTGAGCTATGTCTGATTCCACAGTCCTGGCATGGAGCTGGAATGCCCCACAGCGGGCTATTAATCCAAGCGACGCCGAAGAGCCTGCAATTGAGTATCTCACCCCAAAAGGCGAGGGTAAGGCACTTGCCTATAGCGATCTTGTTGATGTTGTTTATCGGGTACCGTTGCGCCCTCGTGATGGGGAGGCGCGCAGGGCATTTGATCGCGCAAGACTGGCGCGTCATCTGCGGCGGCGCGTCCAGGCTCTCCCTGCGTTTATCCGCAAGCGTTTTTTAATACACCTTGAAACTCTGGACCGTAGGGACCGGAAAGAGGCTGTACGCTGGCTATTCAACACGTTTGAGCGCCATGTATTGCGTCGTGTTGATGCGGTAAACGCACAATATCTGCCGCAAAGTAATCTGCCTGCAATTCTCTTTCCGCTACGTGATGATTTTCATCTGCTGCCATGGGCAGATAAAAAGCGCCTGAAACGACTGGCCTATAGGCTCGCCAATCTGATGAAAAGCGAGTTTATGCGCGAGTTTGATTTTCGGTACGAGAAAACGGCAGATGTGGAGTTTTCCACGATCTACGCTTACGGCGCTATTGCCAGTAAAGCGTCCTCACTCAATATTGCGATCCCTGGCTGGAAACAGTATTGCGATGAAGCACTGACAGCAGAAGATGCATTGCGTGTTATTGCCAGACTTCAAACGGAAAAGTGGTGGCTAGGTAAGCTCCGCAAAATCCATGACCGCTGGCGCGAGCACCTCCTGATCGCCACTAGCTACGTCAGCAAAGTGGCATCACCCTATTGCTCTGAGCCTTGCCTCAGGGAGTGGATAGCACAAAAAAAAGCCAACTTTGAATACCTTCAGGCGATGGAGCTGGAAGACCAGGACACTGGGGAGCGTACCTCCTTGCTCGATAAGGTCATGGGCAGCGTTTCCAACCCGAAGATCGCCCGTCATGAATTGATGGTGCGCATGCGCGGTTTTGAGGATATGGCTAACGAGATGGGACTGGTTGGCATGTTCTACACGTTGACCGCACCGTCACGTTATCACGCCACACATGTGCATTCCGGCAAGCGCAACGATAAATACTGCAATGCCAGCCCACGCAAAACTCAAAAGTACCTTTGCAACGTCTGGTCACGTGTACGCGCCAAATGGGGAAGGGAAGGCATCCGCACATTTGGTTTCCGTGTAGCCGAACCACACCACGACGGAACGCCGCACTGGCACCTGCTGTTATTTCTCCGCCCGGAAGAGGTGGAGCTTGCCACTGATATTTTTCATGAGTACGCCCTCCAGGTGGATGGAAGCGAACCCGGCGCGGCTCAGTATCGTTTTACTGCCAAACCAATTGATGAAGAGTTTGGATCGGCAACGGGATACATCGCAAAGTACATCTCAAAAAATATCGACGGTTATGGAATGGATGGCGAGTTTGATCACGAGTCAGGCAAACCCGTTAAAGAGATGGCAAAGCGCGTGCGGGCGTGGGCTTCACGCTGGAGTATTCGCCAGTTTCAACAGATTGGCGGCGCGCCTGTATCCACATGGCGCGAGCTAAGGCGCCTAGGAAGTCGTGAGCTTGTCTTGCACCCGGAACTTGAAGCTGCCCGTGCTGCTGCTGATGCGCCCGACTGGCCGGGATACGTCAACGCCCAGGGCGGCCCGTTTGTAACTCGCGATTGTTTGCGTGTTCGTCTCAATTACGAATACACCGAAAACGGCAATGATTATGGTGACACAGTCGCCAAAATCAGCGGCGTCTATTGTCCTTTTACGGTCAGTGAATCGGTCATTTATACCCGCACCAACGATTACAAAATCGTACCGAAGCATAAGCCATCGTCGGTCGAGAATTTGACCTTAGAAGGCCGCGACGCGGCCCCTTGGAGTTCTGTCAATAACTGTACGGGGCGCACCGAATCGGACGAAAAACCAGCTTCAGAAACGAAGGTACCAGATGATAAACCGACAATTAACGAAAGTTCAGTGACAGAACTTCCTCAGAATATCTAAGATTTAAGGCGATATTCGTGACAGCAAAGGCACGAGATCACCATCAGACTAAGAAAAAACTGTCTTGGACAAGATCAGATAAAACCTTCATGCGCTTTGCAAGAGTAGCTCACGTGCGTCGATTGATGCCAAAGTAACTCTGACGTAACCCTAAAAGTTACCGTCACGAAATATGTCAGCCTGACACAGGAAGAAGCAGAGACGTGCTAGAGTGAGAAGCTACGTATCGACGTTCTGAGACATACGGACAGTTACATCGCTGTGGCTCAGAATGCTCCAATAAGAAGTCAGAGGTACAATCGTTCCAACAGAATGGCACGGCAGGGCTGATAACTGTCAAGGACGAAATTCACCGCAGCATGACATTAGCGGGAGTTCGCTAGAAGTAGCAGGCAACGCAATCTCCGCGTAAAATGATGCACTATCACGGAGAGGTTTAATTGTTAGTAGATTGCTGCATTCTGGCGCATGATGAGGTGAAACTGGCCATCGAGAAAGGGGGGGGTAATAGAACTCTGGATGATTAAATACACAAACTTCTCGACGCCGTAAGTAATTTTATTCATAATTAATGTTGTACATGAAAATTAAAACGGATTCATTAGGGGATGTTTTATGAGAATTAGTGATGTTAATTTTGGGAGTATCGATGCTAAACATGAAGTCGATGGGAGGACGCCAGAAGAAATTAGATATTTTGAGGATAGTTATGTTTTGCCTCCAAATATAAATTTAGATGATTATTTGAGTGGTAAGAAATATTATATATCAGGCCTTAAGGGTACAGGAAAGACAGCTTTGTTAAGATTTATTCAGATAAAAGCTGATAAAAAAAATATTAAAACAAGTTTTATTTTATTTAAATCTGATTTTGATTCGTATGAAAGGGAGTCTTTGCATAACTCAATAATTTCAACCACTCCTCAGCCAGATGTGACTAGTAGCCAATATGATTATGAACAAGCGTGGAGAATGTACATATATAAAACGATAGTGTCTCTTACTCTCTCAGATAAAATTGATGCATTTCAAAAAAATAAAATATGGAGTGAGTTTAAAGATTTAATTCTTGCTATATCTCCTGGTAATATTAATTCATCTATATCATTACCTAAAGTTAAAGCAGGTAAGGTAGTTCTCTCAAAAGATCCAAAAATCGAATTTGATTTTGAAATGATTGATAAGAAAAAGGTTGTCAACTTTTCTGAGTATTGTAAGGTATGTGATGAAAAATATAAGGAATTAATTACTACATCTACTAGAAACATTATATTTGTAGATGAGCTTGAAATTAGGGTTTTAGATGATGCATCTACAAGCAGGGATATTCATTTGGTTAGAGACCTTATAACTAGTGTAGACAGATTAAACCAAATAAGTAGAAAGCAATCTTTTAATATAAACTTTATATTGGCAGTTAGATCTGAGGTTATGCAGTCCGCTAGAAGTATTGGCAAGGAAATTAATAAGCCACTGTTTGATTTTGGAGATACTTTAGCATGGAGTCGTTATTCAAAAAATAAAAGCAATCACCCTTTAATTAAAATTATTGAATCAAGAATAATAGCTACTGAAAAGATTAATGGAATCTCTGAGCATGGAGATATATGGAGTAAATATTTTAAAGGTAACTTCCATGGTAAAGATTTTAGAGAGTTCGCTTTAGATCAAACTTGGTATCGTCCTAGAGATCTTGTAAGATTAATGGAAGTTGCATTAAAATCTTTTAAAAATGTAGATGCTTTACTGCAGCGCCATTTTGATGAGTCAAAAAAATTATATGCTTCAGAGAGTTGGGTTGAAATTGGTGAGGAGTTATCTGCTTCGATGACAGCAGTGGAAATAGAGGGTTTGTCGCGAGTGTTAGGTAAATTTAGAAGCCCATTTACAATACATGAATTCAAAACCCAAATGACGGATCTTGCTGGAATTTATTCCGAAGTTGATAAGCTGGATCAAAACCATAAGGCTGGTGATCTTTTAAAAAAATTATATACTGTGGGTGTTGTGGGTAATTATATCACCGGTAAAAGAGGAAACAAGATTCCTCAGTATGCAGCAAGGGATAATCCTATGGTGCATCTCGAGGAGCAATTTATTGTGCATCCTGCGGTGAAACCATTTTTCAGTACTAATCTTTAATTAAACATCTAAAAACACTGACTAATATGACCGTTGAATAGTCAGTGTTTATTTATAAAACATTCTTATCTGAAGTGATTGCAATGTCGATTATTTTTTATAGTAAACAATATTTGATACATGTTTTCGGTGTTGAGCTAATGTCAATGGCGTTATTTTATAAAGTATAATCAGATATATAGATTGTTTCCTAAATATGAATGTTCTTATTTATCGCATTGCAGGGTAAAGCGCAAGTTTGCGCAGTTTGATGATGCCTTCTATCTCCTTTAATGCCATGCTGAGCGCTCTCTGAGACCGGTTTTGTGCATGCACGAAAAATGACAGGATAGCTGCGCGCAGGTGACGGGGGGCAAGCCCCCGCAAACGGGTCAGGGTAGGGAAGGCGGCAGAATACGCAATTTCATGGTTTCTGCGTCACGGTGAGCGGTCGTTTTGGTTGGAGGCATGCCCTTTGCAGGGAAAAAGCAGCGACGCGCAGAGGGGCGCTGATGCGGGATTTTTTCAGCAGAAAAGATGAGGCCAGCGAAAACGCTGGCCTGTTATAAATGGCTGATGTTGTTTAAAGAAACTGAGTTTTGTGGCGGTTATTTCTCAGCGGTAAGCAATGCGTAAGGGTTAAAGCGGATCACTTCTTCTCCGATCCACTCATTGACCACCTTCAGTGCCTCCATTACGGGTGTCAGCTCGTTGATAGCGTAGACCCGGGCGGCTTTCTCGATATCCCCAAATGAGCCGTTTCCCTCTGGCATGGCGCCCATCAGCTGCGGCGGGATACGGTGCGCTGCGAGTATGTCGTCCCGGGTGGCGTTCTTAATGTTGATAAACTCATCTTTCGCCGTGATCTGCTGGAAGGGGAGGATTTGCACGCCGTCTTTGCCGCCGCCTGGCGCATGCAGCAGCAGGTTTTTAAATGCGCCTTTACCACGCGCGCCGGTCAACGTCTCTTTGACTGCCTTCATGCTTTTATCGTCAACCTGTCCGGCGCCAATATAAACAATGCATCCAGCATGCGATCCATTGTCGTAGTACAGCTTACGGAACATGTCAGCGGAGTGGGCCAGGCTGGCGGCCAGCAATGCTGCCATATATTCCGGCATACCGTAGACCTCCTGATTAATATCAGGGTTCAGAACGTGACAAACCGTTCCTGATTTGAATGTGTGCTCTTCTTTCCAGCGCCGGATAAACCAGTATTGATCGAGATCTGTGCTCCCACGCCGGGTGTACTTCGCAAGAGAGTGTTTGAAGGGAAGCGGGCCGCCCAGGCGATTACGCGGCAATTCGAGATAGGCATTGCCAAACGTGAACCAGTCCAGCGCAAATGCGGAAAAGGTCTGGCGATTGAGCAGTTTGTGCGGGATAAAACAGCCGGTGAGCACATTACGTTTGAAATACAACGCCGACTCATGCCAGGCGCTCTGGCGCGGAGCTTTAGCCAGTCCGTAAAAATCTACTGGTGTCTCATAGTATCGCCCGTTATCCATGCAATAGAGATTGTCCAGCAAATCGGCCATATCCCGCACGGGATAAGGTCCGTCAAAGCTGAACGCTGTCAACGCGGGATCGGCCTTCAGTGACTCCGCAATGTCAGAACCGGCGGTGCTGGCTATCGGCTTTTT